TTGCCAAAGCCCTTGCCATCACCGAATAAACCGCCAGAAGGTGCAAAGAATGAGAAGTTCTTTAAGTCAAAAATTGACTTAGTAATCTTTATAAACTCGCCTGCTTCGCGAGTAAAGTTAGCAATCGACTGCGCTACTCTATCGATCTTCTTGATTAGATCATCTGTAGAAGTAGAATTGGATGCTGTTACTAAAGCATCAACAAGACCCTTGCCAATAGTCTCTTTAGCATTGTTTCCAGCAACAGTTAATTTAGCAAGCGAACCTGCATAGGTATCGGCTGCTGCTGTTGCTTGCCCTGCGAATAATGTTGATAGACGAGCTTGGATTTCCTCAAATGATGAAGATGTAAGTTCTGCCTTTGAGAGTCCTACACCTAAGCGGCCAAGTGCCTGAGTCTGACCTAAGTAAGCCTTTTGTAAAGACTGCGATACTTGTGTCAGGCTTCTGCCCGTACCTGCTGCTATATCTAATGCAAGTCCTAGCAATTCCTGAGACTTACTAACATCACCTGTAGCACGAAGCAAGCGATCCATTGCTGGACGAAGTTCATCGTCAAGCACACCTGTTTGCATTTCAAGGCGAGAAATAAAGCCATTAACTGTATCAGCGTTTGATCCGTAAGCAAGGCCTAGATTTTTAAGAGTAGTGCCCAATGCTTTTGCTGCCTTGTCATCTTCTGCGAAAGCCTTAACAGAGGACTTGGCAAATGCCATGATCTTTTGTGCGCTATAAACAGCCAGTAGGCCTTTAGCAAGTTGCTTAGTGCTTTTAGTTAATCTTTCTGTTGAAGTCTCAGCTTGCTTGAAAGCTTTTTTACCAGTGAACTCGGTAGCAATATCAATCTTTACTTGTGCCACGATTAGCCTCTCACTGTTGTGCGTTGATTAAGTTTAGTCTTAGCGGACTCGATAGCTTTTAGCACAGCTGAGAGAGCTTTACCATTGTCTTCTTCATAGGCGCGATAAAGACCCCGACCTCTACGATTTCGTGATCCTTTTAATTGAGATCCGTTTTTAGCTTCTTGGTTTTTAACAAATAGGCTGTCAGGATTTACAGTTCCAGCAATTTCATAAATAGCTCCAGCGCGTGTTTTATTGAATAATCGCGCTATAGATCTAAAACCTCTGGAGTTAGCTTTAGAAGGACTTGACTTAAAACCGATGTTAGATTTAACAATAGACGGAACATATTTAGGAAATTTAGCAGTGCTAAAGGCAGAAGAAGCGGCATTGATTTTATTGCCAGAAATTCCCCAGTTAGACAAAACTTGGTTCTCATTAGGCATGTAACCTCTAGCTCTTTTCACTATTGGTTTTACTGCTAAGGACATCTCCTTTGTCAGTTTTTTAGATAGATCAGGTGTAAATTCTCTTAGGGCTTTTTTAAGAGCGACCGCGCCTACTACCTCTGTTGGCATCGCTCACCTCTTTCGCTTCATCCTTGAGCCCCTGCACTAATGCATCGAGCATTGTCTTATCTAGATCTAATAACTGCTGTGGCGAGATCCCTAACCTAATGCTCAAGCGAGCGATTAAGTAGGTGAACGGGAGATCTCGCTTTAAGCTAAAGGGTCTGAATCAAGCACCTCGACACTTTTAAGTGTCTCAATGAAATCCATCCCAAAAGGCTTAACAGACTCACCTGACCTGCGTGTTACTTCCCATGCTAACCAATAGACATCGCTCTGCTTTTCTTCATCGCGGAACGCCTTATGGAAGCCCTTTTTAGCGTACTGCTCAAACGAATACTCCACTGCTGGAGTAATCTCGCCTTCTAGTACGCTTCCATCTTGTCGAACTATCTTTAGTTTTGCCATGGTTTGCCCCTTTGTTTAGTTTCTTAGAATGTGCCTGTAGTTGCTACTGCGATTGTTGAGTTAGCAGTAAAAGTGATTGACTGTGTGCCAATATCGCCAACAGCACCATTGATGTCTGTTGTGTTATTGACTAGCAATGACACTGTGTAAAGAGGGTTAGTAGCAGATACTGCTGTTCCCTTTGTCTGTAGGAATACAGCTGTGACTGTTGTTCCCCATGCTGCCTGTAGTGTTGCCAATACATTCGCTGATGCTGTGTCATTTAGGAAGTCGATTGTGACAGTTGATGACTCCAAACCTTTTACGAATTTGTGGCTGGAATCACCCATGCTGGTTATCTCCAGCTCATCAAATACGCGGTTGATTGTTACTGCTGTTACATGGTCTGAAAGATCGACTGAGTTAATCTTCACACCTACATTGTTATTTAGAAATACAGCCATGAGATTATTCCTCGTCCTTCTTAGTAGTTACTGGCTTTGCTGCTGTTGGTGCTACCTGCCCGATTTTGATCAGGAAGGCTTCGTTTTCTTTTTCCCACTCGGACATTTTAGCTCCAGCTCGTTAGGATTGATACGGACATCTCGCAGCTGAGAAGGTCTCCCGAAGCAGCGTTGAGAATACTTGGTGCGCTAATTGCGCTTACATTATAGGTCAAAGATGATGCTGCGAGCTTTGCAAACACGCCACAGACAGTATCTTCAATTCCGTTAAGGTTGCCTTCGTTGTCGAATAAAGGCACAGTCATAATAATCTTAAAGTTAGCCATTGGGCTAATAGTGATGTGTTGATTATTGCTAGGTGTTAAGTAAGGATCATCTGGAGACACGATCACAGAGTTAGCCAGCACTGTTGCAGGTGGAAAAGCAAAGGTCTGCCACTTAGCGTTATCAACTAGAGCAGTGGCTAATGTGGTTCTGAGAGTAGTGACGGCAACGGGCATTATCCCACCATCGAACGCGGATCAAGTGCGTGAGCGATCAATCCTCGCACCTTAGCGAGAAGCTGTGCGCTCATTCGGTAAGGGCTTGGCTGGAAATCGACTGCGTTACTGCCTGAAAGGGTGGCTGTACGCGCTTGCCAGATTTCAACAGATATCATTAAAGCTGCGTTCTGGACTGCTGTATCCGTTGTCCAGTCTGTGTAAGTAGTGGTGGATACAGATCCATAAGGAAAGATTGGGTGATACTCCTGAGCAACAGTGTGGTTTGTTGCTACGCTAATTGAATAATCGCTTACTGCTGTGATTGTCTTAGTGCCATTATAAGAAGAACCTGAATTGGCAATCGTGACGCTTTGACCTACATAGAAAGTATCGAGAATGTTATCATTAAAATATAAAGTGCCAGTGCCGACAACATTACTGTGAGCAACTGTAAACCATTTAGGAGCCCATAACATTGGAATAAGAACTGCATCTGCGGCATCTGCCACTTCTTGAAGGGTCGCGTCTGGATACAATGTGCCTACGCCTAATGTGCTGCGCAGTTCTGCAACTGTTGTAAGTGCCATGTCAGATCCTTTCATAAGACTCTGGGGAGTAGAGGGCTACTACTCCCCAGAGCGACTTAGTTACCTATTTATCAGGTTAGGTTAAACCAGTTTGCGCCAGCCGCTAACTTAGTGGCAAGTGCTCCCTGACCGAATAGTAGAATGTCTACAGTTCCGTCTGAGTTAACATTAGTACGAAGCTGCTGACGAGCACCCTCGTACCATGTGTAAGCATCTGGGTTAATAACAGCCATTGAATAATCTGCTGTTCCTACTCCACCAGAACCCTTCATGTAACGAGATACACGAAGATCAAGACCTGCAACATTACCGCGCAAGCTTGTTGGTGAAAGTGCTCCTGCATTATTTTGAGGATTTGCAGCGATGTAAATTGGTCGACCAGCATCGTTGTATGACATGATGTTAGCCCACTGCTCTGGTGTGACAACCATGTTGCGAGCAAAACCAAGTGAAGCAGAATAAACTGCTGCTGCTGCGCTTGAAACATAACTTAGCAAACCTGTTGCTGAGTTAGCCTGTGCTGTTGCGTTAAGAGTACCTGCGCCTTGAATAGCAGTTGTTACAAATTCTTCAGTATCTTTTGCGTAAGCGTATTCCATCTGGACAAGAAGCTCATCTAGAAACGCTGGTGTTGAGTTTGTTAGCAATTCTAGAGTAGTGATTGCACGACCCTTGAAGGACTTCTTTGTAACTGTGATAAATGATGCTTCAAGTTGTGACTCTGTTACTGGTGAGTTCTCATCGATCTGATCGACTAGAGGTACTTCAGTAATCTTAGGCAACTCAAATGTTTTTCCAAATTCTGGCATTGTACCGCGAGAAACTGAATCAATCATTGGGCGATCTGCGTTAGAAAGGAAGTTAAGTAGTTGTGTGCTTTGTGGTGTTGGGATAAATCCTGCACCTGTTGTCTGATCGTTGTCAGCAGCGCGTAGCCATTGACGAGATTCATCATCACCAAAGAGGTTAGCCTTTAGTGTGTTCTCCAAGTAGTTACGCTTTGTGATTTCGATTCTTGGAGATGTGTAGTACATCGCTGTTACAGTAGGGCGAGCAGCCTCGACAGGTGCTGCCTCTACTGCAGGTGTTGCTTCGACTGCTGAAGTGGTATCTTCCACGGCTGTCTCGCTTTCTGTAGTTGGGTTTTCTTCAGCAGGGGTAACTTCCTCTGCTGCGATCTCTAGCACCTGAGC